AGTGCCAATCCCTACTTTCCCGTCAGCTTTAATAGTTACCTTGGTGCTAGCCGAGCCACTTATACCAGTGGCGAAGTTCATATCAAACGCGGTTCCAAAGTTGTTGGAATCATTAACGTCAATGTAGCCGATAACACCTGGCGCACTGGCATCTCTGGTTTCCCATTCGATTTTGCCCATTGACGTACCAGTCGTGCTGGCCGTGGTGGGGTTTTCAAACCTAAATACAGGACTTGTGCTGGCTAAATGAAAAGCCGTGTCAGGGCTACTAGTCCCCAGACCTAAGCGGCCACTGGAGTCGATAAACAACCGCCCAACCCCGTTAGTCGAGATGGCTACTTGGTCTGCGCCGGGGGAGTACACCCCAGAATTTGGGTCGCCATCAAACGCCAGTCCAGGCAGCGCTGCCGTACCCAGCGGCACAGCTTTGACGACATTACCAATCGTGATCTTTTTAGTAACATCAGCGCCTACATCAACGATCGGCAGAACGTCAGTGCTTGCCGCGTCTGTGTAAGCCGTCAGATCGGTGATCTTGATGTTGGCCATGATGGACTCCTAGGTGAAAAGTCAGTTGTTGGTGGGATCAGTCAAGCCAAACAGCTCGCGCAGTTCAGCTACCGTCAAGCCAGCGGCTTCTAGCTTTTGCTCAGTGGTAAGCATTAAAGCGGGTTTGGGTTTAGGGGCAGGTTCGGGCGTGTTGCCTTCAGCCATCCAAGCGAGGTACGCCTGGTAGTCAATGTTGGCTGTGTCGGGTGGGATAAAGGCGTTATCCGCGAGGCGGAGAATGGTGTCGTCTTCGGTCAGTTGGTATGTCATGGGTTACAGCTCGGCGGAGGCCAGCCAAACGCGGCCAAAAACGTAGGCATCAGTGTCAGCAGTTGTTGGAGCCACGTCATATCTAAATCCTTGAGTCGTAATCTCTCCCGTGGTTTCACTTGTTACTTGCAATGTAGAAACCGTACCTCCTGCGACTAGTGTCGGCGCAGTACGCATGGTAGTTTTATAATAAGCGTGATTGGCCAATCTGCCATTAGAGGCAACTGTTCCTCTAATAGAAACCGGAACCTGCGTGTAATACCTCTGACACAAACTTAGCTCCTGCCCGTAACTCCTACGCTCAAACGGTGTGACGACCGAGCCGACCTCAAGCTGCGCCAAGGCAAATGTGCCGCTGCTAAATTTTACGGCTGCATTAGTTCCGCCAGTTAGCGTTACTGTGCCGCCCTTGCTGATTGAATTGCCGTCAACCGTTGCACTGGCCGTGCCAGTCCAGCTCAACGTATAAGTGCCACTAATAATGCTCAGCCCTTCAATCACCTGCTCAACACCACCGGCCGGTGCTGTCACTGTCCGGACGTTTTCGCTATCAGTCCAGGAGATTGACTGCCCAGATGTCACGACACGCCATCTATCAAGCGTGTATTCATTGGCGCCACTGGTAGCAGTGCCAGACACATAGCCGCGTTGGTTAATAATTGGATTTCCATTAATCAGCAGGTTACGAAAACCCGAAAGCGGTCCGCCGTTCAGGTTGGCAACCTGCACTTGATCGGTGCCAGCGTCAATCTTGAACAGATTTGGCTCTGTGTCACCCTCAATCCTGAAGTCAACATCAGCGCCTCCATCATTGAATACCACCTCAGTGGCGCCGTTGAAGTTGACGCGCTGCACACCGCCAGTAGCGATGCCAACCTGATTGGCACCAGGGCTGTAAACGCCAGTATCAGTACCGCTGTCTTTGAAATACAGGGATGGGGTAGCAGCAGTGCCGTCTTCTAGTGCGATCGTGCTCCATTCACCGTCAAGCTGATACAGCGTGATCCAGCCGCTGTTGGCAGCATTGCGGATTTTGAATAGCCCGTTCGTCGTATCCGCCCAAGGCTGGTAGGCAAACGTCGTGCTGGGTTCTGATGTGCCGCTGTTTTGACTGACAATCGCCGCCAAGGCATTGTTCAGGTCAGCACGGAACGCAGCGCCTGACTGGTTCGCAATGACGTAATCGTGTTGTGCCATCAGATTTCCCTGCCGTACCCAGTGGCGATGTAGGTGAAGTCTCGACTGATCACGTTCGCTCCGCTGTCGTAGAAGGTGATGGTGAAACCAGTGCGAGTCTGGCTGGTAACCGTGTAATAGTTACCTGTTGCCATATTGTAAGCCGTGATGCCAATAGCAGGTGCTTGGTAAAAGGCTTCATCAAAAGTCACGGCATACGATCCGGCACCACTGGTCAAATCGCCGACCGATTCGGTGCGTTGCTGGAGCTCCAACTCAGCGCCAAGCTCGCTGATGATGATGTTCTGCGACTCAGCTTCGCTGGTAGCGATGGTCTTGAACTGGAAGGCGCGGCCACGGGTAATGCCATTAACAAGCTCATGCCAATCGCTCCAAGTGGGCGAGCTGCCAGGATCGTCTGGGGTGGAGCGGACGTAAAGCACAGCGTTGACCTGATCCAGCACATCGCCGTCGATGTCAGTCCACGCATCAATCAAATCAGTCTGATCGTCCCAGAGATCGCCAATTTGATAGGGTGCCGTGACAAAATACCTGCGCAGGTTTAGATCGAAAACAGCGCCTAAATCGTAAGTGCTGCCAAACTCATATTCGCCGCTGCCCTTGTTGCTGCTAGTGCCATCAATCAGCCCTAAAGCGTCCCAATCGCCGTCTGCAGCCAAATCATCAACGAACACACCAAGAGCGAGGATCAGTCCGCTCAATGATGCGTTGTAAACCATGTTGGTGACGTTGCCATTGAATGGCGGTGACTCCAGCTCTTCCCTGTAGCTCTTGACCAGCAGGCGAGGTTGTGGTGTTGGGAGATCAACGATGGCAGTAGCGGGCGCAGTGGATCGCCTGCCACCATCGTCTTCAAACTTGATTAGATAGGTGCCCTCCAGCAGCGGCACTTGCTTTTGCGTTTGGCTACCTGCCGCGGCGCTCACAATATCCTGACTTTCTTGCCATACAGCGCCAGCAGACAACGTGCTGTGGCGGATCAATACTTTGCCGCCAAGCAGCACGTCTAGCTCAGTGGCACGGTCCCAACTGAGGATCGCTGTTGTCTCGCTGTTTGGAATAATGCTGATTCCTGTAGGCGTGGCAGGCCGCGCTGTTTTGCCGAATGTTGTTTTGGTCAGCAGCGCGGGCTGTATCGATGAGCGCAGGTTTGCACCAATGCTGTAAACCTTTATTTCGTAAACGCCTTCTATAGTGTCAAGAATTTCGTAATCTGTTCTCTTAACTGTTTGAATAGTCCAGTTGTCGCTGTCCCTACGCCATTCGACGCGGTAGAAAGGTGCATTTGCTGCTAGCTGCCAACTAACAATTAGCTTGGATTTAGCGATACCGCCTGCGTCATATAGCACTTCTTGTGCGCTTAGATTTGTTGGCGGCTCTGGAATGATGTTCAGGTCTGTAATATCACGCTGTTCCAGCGCAGTACCACGCTCGATGTAATCGTATTTGCTGGCGTTGTAAGCAATAGCGCTGATGGAGTATCGCAGCCCATCTTGCTCGCTAACGGTAAGCACCCGCCACGTTGAGGTTTGGATATTGCTTGTCTGGTAAATCCAAACACTATTGGCATTGGGTGCCACGCTGAACGCAGTGGATACCGTGATCACATCGCCAGCAATGGATGCAATGCTGCGAGTCTCGACTGTGCCATCAGGCATGATCGCTGACAGTTCAGCGCCAGCAGCAGTCAAGCCAGTGGCATCGTCCACCGTGATTGCAGTCGTTGTTGCGCTTGCAATGCGACCACCACGCCGTGAGCCAGTGCGTACTGGATCTGCTACTTCAATAATCTGCCCTGGGCGTACAACCACACCAGCATCAATCGAAGCAGTAAAGCTGATAATTTCGCTCTCGTAGCGTTCGGAATACAGCAGCCATTCACCGATCCGATATGCCTGCCCGCGACTTGTGCAAGCGAAAGCGCTGATTTCAGTCTTGACGACGCCGTACTTTTGAATGCCTTCGGCATCCTCAACAACCTCATATGCAATATCTCTGGTCTCGAGATCTAGGTAGCTGACAACGCAAACGGTAGGGCGTGTTTTGCGGCTGCCGCCTTGATAGCTGAAACCTTCTTCAGTAATGTTTGCCAGTGTGAATAGATACGCTGTATCTGCTGGTTTGTCTTGACTGATCGTTAGCGCACCAGTGCTCCAATACGGCATCACCCGCATCACGGAGCACATATCATTGATCAGTTTGTACGCATCTTCTGCTGTCTGAATGTTGACGTTGCAGGAGAAACGCGGCTCTATACCACCGAATCCATCAGGCACCAGCTCAGAGCAATACTGACTGGCGCTATAGAAGGCAAATTTGTCAAGCTGAGCTGCTTGGATGTGATCACCAAAGCCGTAACGAGTGCTTGTTAGCAGATCCCACAGGATCCACGCAGGATCGCTGCACCATTGAGCAGCGCCAAACGTACCATTCCAGATGCCGCTGTAAATCAGCCTGCCGGTTGTGCTGTCGACTGTGGCATTGCTTGGAATCTGAACCTTGATGCCACGGATTAAATAGGAGCGTTGCGGGATGGCATTGAATTGTTCTGCATCAACGCGCAGTGCCACCAATGCGCTGTTGGGATATCGCAATTTGGCGTAAATAATTTCGGTGTAACTGGTCCAGTTGAATTTGCTGCTGATAGCAATGATTCCTGGAAGCTGTCGGTCCTCATCTGCCAGAGTTAAGCGTGTTACACGAATATCCGCCGTCGTAAAGCCAGAGGCGAGATTGATTAGATAATCACGCTGATATAGGTCCGCTGTCCTGCCGTATATGGTGTCTGTGATTACAGTTTGAAACCCGCCACTGTCATACTGAACGGCAATAGCCAAGCTGACATCCACGCCCCATATGTCGCCTTTTTCATCGTTTGCTTGAAGTTGCGGAATTGAGATCGTGACGCGAACTGCGTTGATATTGGAATCGGCGACTTGATAAGTTATTGGGCTGCCATATTGAACTTCAACCCCTACGGGCTTTTCATCTTCAATATCAGTAGCTACATAAAGCGGCGCTTGCGCTTGCGTGCCATTCCGCGTATTGACAACAACGCTTTGAAAATTGTAAGAGCCATCTGCGTTTTGAAGCGGTGTGTTATTAAGGAAAATGCTTTTCAAGCCATTCTTTAATCCCTCTATTTCGCCTTCACTAATCAAGTCAACAACAGTTGCATACTGCTTTGAATCAAGGCTATCTGGTGTGATTGTTGGCGTATAGGCGGTTTGCTGGGAACCACCGCCACCACCGCCGCCACCACCCTTACCACCACCACCGCCGCCGCCAGCACCGTAGATCCGTGTCATCACGCCACCACCTGCACGGTGTCAATACCGGCGCTGATCACGACACTGCCGACGACAGTCTCGCCGTAAACAATCGGCACTGGTACGCCTTGTCTACTGGTTTGCTGGATGCCGCTGAAGCTATAGCTCTTGCGTGGGTCATTATTGTCTTGCGGTGTTCCAGGGGCGTTGATTTTGGGCGTTGGAGTTAGGAGCTGGGCGACGCCGCCAAGAACCAGTGTTGCGCCAATGCCTACCAAGACGGTGCTAACAGCGACGGGAGCCGCTAGCCCCAAAAGCCCAATAGTTGCTCCTCCCGTAAAAAATGCTCCTGCAATTAACAGTGCCCCTACGATGATTCGACCGGCTCCACCACCCGCACCAGCCAACACCGGAACAATCTTGATTTCCTGCTGTCCCGCAGGATCTTGAAGCTCTTTTGCAGTTAAGGCATATTTCCCCACACTCACGCGGTAATGCTGATCCGCCATGTGCTTTTCAAGCTGCGGGAAGTTCACCAGCAAAAAGCGCACTGCCTCGGCCGCACTAGCAACATCCGCCTCGAACACGCGCTGTCCCAGAAACTTGGCAAGGCGTCCGTACAGCTTGATCTTGCGCAGCATGACGACCCTCTAGCCTCCGCCCATTGTAAGGAAGCTGGGATGGCGCAGTCTACGCCCAGTGCATTTCTGAAGCCAGCCACCACCACCATATAGATCCCTGCTGCTCAGTCGCCCACGGAGATGGTGTAGCACCATGCCATCACCGATATAGACAGCGCAATGGTTCAGCCCAATGCCACTGATGTTCATCAGCAGAAAGTCACCCTTTTGCAGCTCCTCCTCTTCCTCCAACTGGCGAAACCCCGCATCACGCCAACAGGCATCAAACATGGGCGCAGCCTCGAACTGCTCCGGTGTTAGCGGGCGCTCCCAATCTGGGAGGTTCAAACCATGCTCTCGATACCAGTCACGCGCCAAAGTCCAGCAATCGCTGATGCCCCACGTCCATTGCCGCCCAATCAGCGGCGCTTTGTAACCATTGGGTTTGCATTCACCCCATTGCTCAGTTTTAGGGTTGACGATGTACCACGGCAGCCCACTGGCTTCGCAGCCCATCAAGTCAGGCTGACTTGGCGTTGGTGGCGTTACGGGATGTGAGTGAATGACAGCCGCGATCTCGCCATTGTCTTCCGCAGCCGCATAATCCTCAGGATCAAGGATGAACTGATCGCCGCCACTGCTGAGGTTGCGGCATGGCCAATAGCGTTCTCGCCCTTTGATAATCACCAACAAACCACACGCTTCACGCGGATCTTCCACTTTGGCGTGATCAAGAGCAGCAGTGCGCCAAGTCATCCGAAATAGGCTCCAATGCCAGGGAAGCTGCCAAATGGCAATTCAGCCGTGGCGCCAAAGTGCGCTTTGCAATCGGTCAATGTTTTGAGGCAAGTCGGCAAACCACCGCTGTAGCCACACTCCGTTGACTTGTATACCCATTGACAAATGTTGGCGACACACTTGCGTTTTGGTGCGCTGATACCTGCAAGGTCAAACGCTGCAGCTAGCTCAAACTCCACCACATCGCGGTTTTCTACCGTCTTGCGATCGACGTAGTAGATCTCGCGCGGAAACTCGGCTGTAGGGTCTGGCGTTCCAAATGGGTTGGTAGCCTCAGCAGATATCAAGCCGCCGCCTTGTGTAATCAGTTCTGAGCCATCCTGCGCAAGAAGCGCAACAGTGCCAGGGAAGTTTGTTGAGTCAATGTATCGCGCCAACGTGCGGATGCGTGTAACCTTGGCGCCTTCCAATCCATCGGGCAAAGTCAAGATGAGCGCCGTGATCGTGCTCAGAATGTTGCTGACGCGAATTTTGGGACGTGGTAGCTGCCCGTTGCCGCTGTAATCAAAACCATCAGCTTCAATCGGAAAAGCTAAATACTCCTCACCAGCCCAGTAAACATTGGCGTTGTTGTTCAGGTTGGTGCCAGCATGAAAGCGAAACACTTCGTTGGTGCCATGCTGCGCAGTATTCAGCTCAAGCCGAAATAGCTCGATAATCGCACCGGGTGCAATCTCCTGCAACGCTGAGACTGGTACGGTCATGGCTCAAATACTTGCCGGAATGTTGCACGAATGATGTTGATATTTGCGTATTGATGCTCTCTTGTCCAAGTTTCACAAACCCACTTATACGATGTTGATTCATCAAGTGGCGTCCAGTCAAAACTTGCAGAATCAACAGCGCGAGCATCAAAAAATGCTTCAATTGCATCTGCATCTGCATTTGTTTTTGCAGTCCACGTGAGATCCCAACGTTTAGGGTTTTGATTCAAACCAAAGGTGACACGTTGCTCATAACCATCACCAAATTTTGTGGCGCGAATTTTTGGTTCGCTGTTTTTCGTTGCACCAAAGTCTGGTGTTGTACCACCAGTGCTTGTGCCAACTGTTGCGTCGTTGAAGGTTGCCATTATGCGAGCAGTCCTCCGGGGCGTTTCTGTTTGATCAATTCTGCTTGCACTGCCGCTCCAATGGCATTACCCAGTGCGTTGGCATTTGGTGCATTGCCTTGAGCGGAAGTGCCAGAAGCATCTACGTTGACGGTAACAGTAGTTGCTTGGTTATTCCCGTTCTTCATGGTGACTGGAATGGTGCGCCCATCAGGGAGGGGCACGTAAGCCTCAGGACGGCTGCCTTCGCCAAACATGGCAAGTTGTGGGCTATTGGCAATGCCACCTACTGCATAGCGCTTCAATTTAAGCGGTCCCACTTCCGTCATAATTCCACCCATTGCAAACGGTGAAACGGGACCGGCCAAGCCAGTTGCGTCTATCCCAAAAGATGGTGTTGTAAATTGCGATGGTGCGCCACCACCAAAAAAGTTTCCAAGCAAGCTAACGGGACTAGGCGCAAATATGTTTTTAAGAAAAGTAATAATTTGCAACTTAAGGTAATCAGTAATCATTTGAATAATCATGTCTTGAAAAGATTTTGCAATATCAGTAAATAATTGGGCTAGGCTTTCACGTGCAGATTGCGTACTGAATACAAGATTCTGAAATGCATTGCCAAATGCACTTGACAAGCTATTTGATAACTCAACCATTTCAGGGAACGTATCCGCAATTGCTTCACGCAGCGATCGAATTTGCTCCTCAAATGCACTGAAGACTGTTGGTATTTTTTCAGTATCACCGTTGTAAGCAAATTGCTTGAAATATTCCTCTGTCAATGCACGCTCTAATTTCAACTCTTCGTTGTATTGACGTTTGTAGTCAAGCTGATTTTGCGCAAGGGCGACAGAAACAATACTCAGCTTGTTCGCCGCATTTGTCACATCTACGCCCTTTACCCTGCCCTCATTAATCAACTTTTCTAGACGTTCCTTTTCGTCAAGTAGTGCGGTTTCGGTAACTTCTAATGTTGCACGACGCTTCAATAATTCAAGTCGTTTCTCTTCGTCTTTATTGCCCTTTTCAATTGCTTCTTGAATTTGAGACTCAATCTCGTACAGCTCTTTGATTAAGAATCGTTTTTCTGTAATCCCTAAATCAATTCCAAGTTGCTGAAGAGTTTTATTGAATGCTTGCTGAGCAATACGAGCTAATTTTTCGGCTTCACTTTTTGTGTCTTTTTCATCCGGCAAAATCCCAGGTAATCTTGACGGCGGTTCTTTGCTTGTCGCAGTCGGCTTGGCTTGTAATTCATATCGAGCAATTTCTGCTTGTGTTCTTTTTCGTTTTTCCAACGCTCTTGTATATTGTTCTTCCAACGCAGATCCTTTTTGAGCTTTTTGAGCATTCATTTGCTCAAGCTCTGTAATTAAAGCGTCTTGAGTTTTAAGATCGGCACGCAGGCGAGTGAGATCTTGGTGGCCAAGCAATTTTGTGAATTGATTAAATTTACGAACTGCTTTATCGATTACCTCAACAATGCCAGCAAAGATTCTTTGAAATGCTGCGCCAATTGGCTTTAGCAATGTACCCACACTTTCGCTAAGCCTTGACAAAGAAGTGCGAAGGCGATCGCCAGCAGCATCGGGACCATCAGCAATAATCTTTGCATTTTCACCGTATTCAGCAAAAAGTTGTTCAGCAAATTTTTGGAAATCTTGCAAACTAACTTGACCCTTTTCCAGTGCTTTATCAAGCTCCTGCGGTGTCATGCCAATAGATTTGGCAAACAAGCTAAATGCACCTGGCAACCGCTCACCAATCTGCTGACGAAGTTCTTCTGCGCTAACTTTGCCTTTGCTAAATACCTGTGATGTTGCAGTCAGTGCAGAATCAAGCTGCTCGAGGCTGCCACCGGTTCCTCGAATACCAGAAGCGATACCAATAAATGCCTTTTCTGCATCACGTACATTCCCTCCAGCGCCTTTAACAGAAGCGGTAAGCTGCGTAAATTGACGAGTCAGGATGTCTTGCGGAATTGCAAGTTCGCGACTGGTTTTATCGATAAAGCTCAGCGCACGCTGGTATTCACCAGCATCCTTAGTAACTAGCTGCAGTGCTTGACGTTGACGTGAAATATCTGCTGCATACGTTGCAGTACCACCAAGTGCCTGACGAACTCCGCCGACTTGGGCGCCAATCGCACCACCAACAACGGCGCCTGGAACACCACCAAACAAAGCACCAATACCAGCGCCAGCAGCGCCTTCAAAGCCACCAAATACACCAGCACCAGCCACAGTGCCAGCAATCTGCGCTGCACTTCTGAGTCCACCACCACGACCCTGAGTGCGCTGTAATTGCTTCTCAAGCTTTGCCGCCTCAGCACTTGCTTGCCTGAATTCAGCGCTGCCAATCTTGACGCTATTTGCAATCTCTCGCCATGCACTTGCATAACCTTTGAGATTATTGATGCTATTAACAGAAGTGCTTTGTACTTTTCTGAGTTCTTCCGCTAACTGTTTAAAATTAACGTTGGTTGCACTGCTCTGCTGACCAAGGTTTTTCAGGCTGCCCTGCAGCTTTGTCAGTTGCTCACCACCTTGCTGGCGGATCTTCAGCAGCAGCTCGGTGGTTTGGCTCATTTCCTTTTGCTGTTCAGAACAGTCAGGGCTGCTAGTTCCATCACCTGCACGCCTTCAAACATGGCGACAGGGTCTTTGACTGAATACAGCTTACATAGGCATTCCAGACTCGGGTAGTTCAAGCCAGTCAATCCAGCCATGCTTGTGTTCCATTGCGTACCCAGCCGCAGGAACATCATCACAATATCCCAGTTCTCCTCCCAAACTTCACAATCAACCTCGACTGCCTCTAAACGCGCAGCAGCGATCTGCTCTGGTGTTGCACCCAAAGCCTTCAGATCACTTTCTCTTTCGTCGACGACGCCGCCTTTCGCCCAGTACTCAGCGGCTTCTTTCAGTTTTTTGCTGGTGCCCCTGTGACGCTATCGGCATATGCCTGAATTAGCGCTTTCATCACATAGGGATCATCACACAGCTCTTTTTTGTTTTTCTGTGTGAACGGCACATCCTTGCCATCTTCATCCTTGATTCCATCCCAACCTTCAAGGATCCCATCAACAAGGGCGTCATCACCATTGTCAACGAGATCGTTGAAGGCAGAACGACTCATCTTCTTGAAGATTGCATCGAACGTTTGACGTTCAAATTTGCCACCATCAGTAGGTACTTCTACCGTGACTGGCCATTTGTACGATGCAGTCTTTTTGAGGATGAAAGCCATAGGAAATCAGGTGAACGCAAGGCTGATTTCGTCGTTGCCAGCCGTAGTGGGCAGAGCCAAATAAGGCATGGACAGCGAGATCACACCGTTGGTGTCACCGTATGATACTCCCGTAATATCAGTCTGAGCAGCACCCAGAGTGATGATGTTGCCAGCAGTGCCACCCAGCACCAACGTGGTAGCGCCAGTAGTAACAGCAGCAGCTTTGGCGAAGTAATCGGTGGTGCCAACAGCAGGAGCTTCAATCACCGCAGTGCCACCAGGAGCACGGTTGGTAATAAGAACCTCTTGGCTGGAAGCGGTCTCCTTGTAAATCACTTCGTTGTTTAGCGCCAGATCGAACGACTCGATGCGAGCACCAGTCACACCATGGAAGGTGGCGGTGGTCATGTTGGTGTCGTTCACCTCAATGGCAGCAGCCTGATTGGCAACAGTGAAGGTGCCGCTCAGCGCAGTGCCATCAGGGGCGTTGTAAATGCCGATCATGTTGAAGCTTGCCGTAGCAAACTGACCAGCAGAGAAGTTGAAGCTGACAGTACCGCGAGCGCCAGTGATTTTGTGACGGGTGCCGTCGTAGAAGCAATACAGCGTTGCAGAATCAAAGCTGCTGCTCACACCGGCATAGGTAACGCTGGTGGCGGCAACAGTGGTTTCGCTCAGACCGCAAGATTTGAGCAGTGGACCAAATGCAGGCGCAGTACCAGCAGTACCAGAACCAGCAAGCTCAACATCAAAGGTGACGCTAACTCGCTTGTTGGCAACCAAGGTGCCACGGGTGCTGTTGCCAATGAAACCTTGATAAGCAGCAGCCTGAACATTGTCAGACTCAATGGGTGCTACCTCAAGGTTGGTAACTTGGATTGCGTCAGAACCACCAACAGGGCTGGGATCAACCCCGTAGTTGGATTCAATCTTCGCAATCAGAAACTTCTTCCGAGTCAGTGCCATCGGTGGTAGGAGCGGCGGATTCTGTGATCAGTGTAAGTTTCCCAGACTTGGGGTCAAACAAGTAACTGCCGCCCACTCCGGGATTGGGAACTTCCTTTTGAATTTTAGCCATGATGTCAGGCGCTAGTTAGATCAGTGCGACTCGTGCGATAACGCACAAGGTAATCCTGACTGATGATACCCAAAGGCACATCAGCTTCATACAAATTAAAGTCTGTGCGATCAGGCGTCAGATCAAGGGCATAGCCATTCACCGTTTGATCCGCCATCAGTTTTTGATGCACCTGCTGCGTGTAGGTATCTGAAGAATCATCTGGCACAGCAGCGCGAACCAACGTTGTGATCCTTACCCGCATTGTCCAATCCAACTTGTCGTAGAAGTTGGTATCAATCGGCTGATCGTTAACGGGTTCAATGATGATCGCTGGGACTTCACCACGCGCCAAAGGTTCCACACGGCTGCGATAAATCGTTGCACCAGTGATGGTGTCAAGGTTGCCCTTCATGCGAGCAAGGATCAATTCGCGACGTGTGTCAGCCATCACATGCAAGCCATCGTTGTCGTCAGCGTATAGCCCTCGCTAATTGTTACCACCGTCATGCGTATGTATTTAGCCATCAAGCCGTCGTAATGATCAGCAAAACTGCCTGTACCTTTGGTTTTGGCAGCAGCAAGGTCATACCAATTTGTCCCATCAAGGCTGCCCTCCTCCTTGAATTCGACATTACCGCCTGTAATCACATGCTGAAACGTAAACAGCGTGGCTTGAACTTCAACGGGTTGGGTGCTGCCGACTGCCGTCAACGTTTCAAATTGATGAATGTTGTTGGCAAGTTCACCACTGACGCCATAAACACGAGCCATCAGACTTTGCTCAACAACAACTCAGAAAAGGTTCCGTCATCAGTTGGTCGATTCTCCCTGACGGTATAGGAAGCTGAATCAACCGTAATAGAAGTGCCGCGAACGGCAGAACTGACATCAGAAGTTTTCGCTGTAAGCAAATACTCCCGTGACAATGCCATGCCGCCCGCGATCACATCCATAGGCGAATCCAGAATGCCCTTGAAGGCGGTTCCGGCGCCGATTTGACAGGTAACCCCGAAATCAGCAAGGAACGCATCTGGCAGTTCAGGAAACGCCATCTAACTCAGTTGCCGTACTTCTTGCCGTAGACAAGAGACACGCCATACACAAACACAGGGTTAGTGCCAGCCTGAGTACCAACAGCACGCACATAACGGCGCACATCATTGGCGTTAATCGTGATCTTTTCGATCACTGCTTCGGCATCGGTCACTTCGGTGAAAGTAGCACCAGTGATGTCAGCCCAATCAGAGTTGTTAGCCGAATCCTGAAGTTTGACGTTCAGGGTAGGAGTGGTGCCACTACCAGCTTCGCAATCAAGGATCACGATGGCTTCACCCTCGGCATCATTGGTGCCTTGGAGATCAAAGCCGGTGCCGGTAGCAGTAGCGGTGCGAGAATCAGCGCCAAGGAGGCTGGCGAGATAGGTCTTAGACCCGAGGTTGTGGATCATTGGTCTTTCTCCGTTTGGGAGCGGGTTTTACAGGATCTGACTCAACCTTAGGTTCAGGTTCAGTCGTGACAACTACTTCCTGAGAAACAGGAGCGGGAATGGCTTTCTGAATACCAATCAACAGCAAAGCTGATTTTTGATCGGTTTCAACGAAATCACCAGCCTTGACCTCCTTGAGATCAACAATGGTGTTACGCAGCATTTGAATGCGCATTACCCGCTCCTTATTCATCAGGAGATCTTGCAGATGGACTCAGGATGACGGATGGCCACGTCATAGTCCTGCATGGCAACAACACGCACGGTGCCGGAGGCGGAACCGGTGTAAGGGTCAACCATGATGTCCAGACCGCTCCAGAAGCCGATCATGATGTCGCTGAAGTTAGCGAACACCGCAGTGTTGTTCGGCATGGAGTTGGACACATAAGCCGGATAACCATTGATGGTGTTGTCGGCTTCGTAGACGAACTGAGCAGTGTTGCTCGCCTTTTCGGTGGTCTTCAGAGTGCCGCGCAGAGCGGAGTTCATCAGATAACCGAGGCTACCCAGCAGAGCGTTGTCGGTGCTCAGGGAGGCTTCAGCGTTCACATAATCAGCGAACGTGGTGTAACCAGATTCGGTGTTGATTCCGGTTACGTTCAGGAAGCCCAGCGGGTAGGAGCCAGAACCAATGCCGTTGATGGCTTGGTTTTCCACCTCGATGGCAATTTGCTGAGCCAGGTCACGACGAACGAGGTTTTCGATGTCGATGCTGGACTGCAGCAGCAGGCGACGGCTGTAATCAGTCAGAGCGCCGATGGTGCGGGGCTGCATGGTCACCTGATCCACGGTGAGCTGCGATTCGGTGATCGAACCGGATTCAGCAACGTGGTAAGTGGTGGCACCACCCGATTGACGGGGGATAGCAACCATGCCCTGCAGACCGGTCATCACGTTGGCGCCAGCTTGTTGCAGCACCAGCGCCTTACGGAGCAGGTCGATGAAGCTCTCGCTCATCAGTTCGGTGGCAACCAGATCACCACCGCCAGAAGCGGAACCAACGGTCAGATCACGACGACCGTAACCCAGCACATCGGCAGGGATCAGGATGCCGCGAGCTTCCTTACCGCTCTTTTCTTGAGCAGCACGGCTGACTTCAAATTCGAAACCAGCAGCACGCTGAGCTTCTTTGTTGTTGGGGTGTGCCAGAGCGTTGATGGCACGGATGAAGGAAAAGTCACGCTTCTCCTTATCAGACATGCCGATTTCGGCATCCTTGGGATTGATGGGCTTCTCCTGAACACCCATCTTCTCGAGAAGGGCAGTGCGAAGCTCATCGAGGCTACGGGAGTTAGCAATGAACTCCTGAGCCAGTTCGATGTTCTTGGTACGTTGACCAAGGGCGATCATTTCAGCGGCTTCCTTCGCCTTGGCTTGTACAGCCTCAGCGCGGATAGCCTCAACGTTGAGGGGTTGATCCACGGTGATAACTCCGTTGGGGTTGTGTTCTCCGGCTGACGCCGTATTGACGCCTTCATTATGAGAGAAGGCGCGACCAATGCCCACTGATTGATCAGCAGGCACGGTCACCAAACTAATCTCAAAGGGCTGGTAGTTGGTCGCACGATAAGTGACTGGTGAGGTCGACTCATCGGCTTCCATCGAATTAATTTTGTATCCAAAGCTCACATTACGAATAATTCCATCTTTAATCAGCTCTTGCATTTCACGACCAAGTTCATTATTTGCAAGCTTGACCTTGGCGTATGCACGCTTGTTTTTGATGTATGCCTTTTGCACTACACCAACAATACGATCAGCATCATGCTGATACAGAAGCGGGGCACCATCGTTTAGGCGGGTGAGATCCATGGACTTTTCATCCATGTTCAGCACTTCCATGCCGTAGTAACGCTCAACAGGCGCTTCGCTAGCAAACGGGAATTCAAGCGTGCGCTCTTGTGCATCTGCACGGAATTCGGTGCTCAGTGCGCGTTTGTGCGTTTCACCCTCAAGGAAACGCAGTGCAGCGATCTTGCGCAATTCAGAGAAGCGATGACCAACGACTGTATCGCTCTCTTGAAATTCGTTGTCGCTGTTGCGGCGATACACGCGAATCAATGCAGCAGGATCTTCCTCCGATGCATTAATAGTAAACGAAGAATCAGGTACTTCGATTACACCTTCGCGTGCAATTCGTGTGATCTTGCCGCGTGCAGTGCCACCGCTGCTGTCCCATTCAACGAAATCACCAACCTTCAATGCATCAGGTGCCGCACGTTCTTCTTCGCGTTCACCAGTTGCCTCTTCAAATTCAATCGGGCTGTAATCATGCTCGCTCAGCCATTGACGAGCTTCAGCCGGTGTAAACCGATCAGCATCAAAACGAATTGCTTGCAGTTCAGCAGTTTCATCCTTGATGCCATAGATCGCATCAATACCGGCACCAAACTCATCGTTGACGCGACGGATGCGGTCGTATTGACCCGGTTCGGTCAGGCGAGCAGCATGCTCATTGGGATAGGGGCGCCCATCCTCGACTACTTCAATTTCAGGCGCAGAACGCTTTTGTGGCTGCGTCGGCGCGAAACCTTTCGCTTCGCGTTTCATCAGTTCAACAAATGGCTTTGACATCAGTCTATGTCTTCCAGCTCGGGTTCTTCACCATGTTGTACCGGATGCTCGGTAGGTGGTACAGGGGTGGGCTGCGTTACACCATTATTTGATACAGCAGAAGGATCAGTATCAAGGATGATGCCAAGCTCATCAGCAACGGCTAATTCATGCTGACGTTGGCGCATCTGATCTTCAAAATCACCGCCATGCAATGCAATGACCTGTGACAGGGTCATGATGCCGCTGCGAATCAACTCTTTGTACGCTGCTGCTTCTTTCTGGGGATCAACAAATTGCGCAGCCGGAGCAATCCATTTCGCCTCCTCGTAGCGTTCGGGATTGCTATCAAACGCAGGTAGGTCAAGTACACCAGCCATGACTGCCATTTCAAGCCACTTTTCATAGACCTCTTCGCACAGCGATTCGATCAAATATTGCTGCAGCGTCTTGTAATGCGTGCGAGTTTCAAGCAATTCAAGACGAGAAGAGCTGTAGTTGCTCTGTGAGAAATCACTGCTTACTTGTGTGTAAGAGCAGCCAATACCAGCCGCCACAGCACGCAACATCTGCTGCACAAACGGTGTAAACGCATCATCAGGGCGATTCGGTGTAAAAAACTGCATCTCTTCACCGGGCGCCAACCTGCGGATGCTGCCGGGGCTGAAATCAAGAACAGATTCCTGATCAAAGGTGCCGTCTTCAAACAGCTCCTGATCTGGTGTCTTGACAAATGCCATCATGCTGCTGCTGGCGCGGGCGGCGACGATTTCAGCTTCCTCATACCCGCTCAAATTGCGCAGGCGCATGATTGCTGTTGCAAATGCGCTGATCCCACGTGTTTGACCGGGGCGCTCAATTGTGTACAGATGAATGATGTCTTCGGCTGGGATGCGAACGCGACGTTTGGCAGCCTTCTGCGCATAACTGAATTGATAATCACCGGGGTGGTAATCAAAAAAGTGATAGGCAACAGGGCGACCCCAGCTATCAATCTCAACACCCATGCGGATCTCGTTGCCGTTTTTGGCAATCGAGTTGTAATCATCATCCAGTAGATCGGATTCGATGATTTCCAAGCCAAGCGGCACTTTGCTGTTGCCGAACGGCTGCTTGACGAAACGAACAAACACCTCGCCCGATTCAAGCATCGAGGTGATACAAAGGCGCTGGATGTCATACCAGCTCAGCTTGCCGCCACAATGACACCGCTTTGCTGATGTCCAACGATCCCACTCTTCTTCAATACGGCGATTGATCTCATCAGCAAGACGACCGCCACGTTGCATGCGCACTTGAGCCTGCATGCGGATGCCGGTGCCGACAACATTGTTTCGTACAGCACGAAGCGCTGACTTTGCAAAATCGGAATCGCGCACCAGTTGACGGGCACGATTGCGCAACATCCGAATGCTGCCGCGAATTTCGCTATCAGCCGATGTCGCCTGACTGATCCAATCAGAAGTCAGCCTGTTGTTCTGGGCTGCAGCGTAAGCACGCTTCAAATAGCTGTTTTTCTGTTGCGCTTCTTCAAGTTGACGCTTGAGACCGCCAGTGCGACCGATGCCGAAAATTGCCATTAGCGGAACCTCACTTTGGCGAGACCAGGATTGCCAAGACCTTGACGGATGCGCTCAGCCTTGCGTTCCATTGCGATCTCATTTTTAAGGTCGTCACGCAATTGCAGCAACTCACCCATCTTGTACCGCTTCAGGCTACGCCCTCCAATCGTGTATTCCTGCACCATGCCGCCTTGCGCAAGTGTGCGAATAGCAGCCTCGACGTAGGACAGGTCGATTTCGGCGCGGGAGCGATCATCAAATGCTCCGGGTGTACCGGTGTATTGGGCTGTCGCCTTGACAGTGAACTGACCGCGCCCTGCGGTGTACTGCACACTGCCGAGGGTGGCAATTGCCTGCCACGTCCACTTACCAGCATCAAATCCGGCTGTCGTGGCTGATGGCACCGTAATGCGCCACCCGTCACCTTCAGCAACACCAACAATGGTTGCGCCTTCGCTTGCGGTGTTTGTACGGGCGTACCAAGTCAACGTATAACTGCCGCTATCAATATTGGTGCCGATCGCATCTTTAAATGCAGGCACGTCAAAAGCGACGGTGTCACCCGCGTAGATCAGGCTCGGGACAAGGATGTTCACCAGCTCGTCACGAAGGAAGGATTACTGCGCCGTACCCGTCTCTGCGGCGGGCGATACGGTGAGTCTATCGGCTTGTCGGGCAATGCGTCACCAGTATTGGCTGATTTTTGTTGCTTACCAATACTTCGTTCAAATTGCTCGAAAATCGTATTTCTGTTGAAGCGCATGTACAGGAAGTGAAGCGCAGCATAGCTGTACACAAAGCAGTCCAATGCCTCGTTGCGATCACCCGCTTTTTTTTTCCATTCACGAATGGCAAAACCCTTGACGTAACGCACCACCTGCCGCTCACTCGTCAATTGCTTGAAATATTCCTGTCCTGCTTCTGCATGAAAATGGATGTACCCTGCACCAATCTCGTTGTGCTTCATCCTGCCGAACAGGGTTGACTTAATCGTGTCACTACCAACCGGATATACTTCAGCCGAATTCTTTAGGACTTGCCCTTTGTAATTGATGTCAACTTTTGAAGGCTTGCCAATTGGTGGCTTGTTCCTAACCGATTGACCCTTCAACGCAAAGACACCTTTACCTTTTCGACTTCTGGCAAATGCATACACCTCACTTGTGTAGTGACCGCCAGAGTCAACACCAATTGCCGATACTTTCATTCTTCCACCTTCGGCATGCGGATAATCCCTTAGCAGTAGGTCATCAACTTGACGCCACAACTTGTCACCGGCTGGATCGCCATACACCTCTGTATGACTAATCAACCAGCATTCCTCACCAGCACCCCAACCGTACAAACCGACAGCAACCCTGTTGTCCTGTACGTCAACACCAGCAGTCAAGATGCTGGCACCCTTGGGCACCTCGCCAGCGGGGTAGAACTCAGCTCGTTCCGAAAGACTATCCGCCCCAAGTTTTGCCCCCGTCTCTTCTTCCCACGTCTCGCCCAACACCGTATTGACAAAGGTCTTCAACAATGGAGCGTCGTTCTTCGCACGTAAAAATTCAGTAACGATCTCCTCCCAACTTTTCCATCCCAACGGTGAATACAAGGAGGACAAATGGAATCCCACCGTCCGTTGATCTTGACTAGTAGCAGTCGCACGCCACTCGCCCTTGCGAAGCATTTCGCTCTTGTAATGCTCTGGTATGTGGCTCCCGCAAGCCTCGCAGACATACGCAGCAGTCTTTGGATCACCGTCACGCCACTGCAAATTTTTCCATTGCAGCCATTGCATGTGATCGCAATGTGGACAAGGGACAAAATATCGACGTTGATCCGATGCCAAATATTCCGTTTCAATCCGGCTCGTATCTTTAACTGTTGGCGTCGAAGTCAGAATGATCTTCCGCCTGCTAAACGTTGACGCACGACGTTCTGCCAGCGCACAAGGGTCACCTTCACCATCCACATCTGTTGGGAAAGCATCAACCTCATCAAGAAGCACCCAGCGACAAGGAGCAGAACGTAAGCCCGTAGCGGAGTTGGCACCCGTAAGCAGCAATATCCCACCGGGGAATTCTTTGCTGAACATCGTGTTGCCTGAATCGCGGCTTCGAGCGGGAGCGATCTTTTCGGCGAGGCAGGGTGTTTCATGAATCAACGAATCGAGACGCTGCTTTGACAAACGTTTAGCCATCTCAATCGTTGGCTGCACAAACAATGCTGGTCCCGGTGCATGGGCGATCATGTAACCCACCACATTGTTGATGCCTTCTGTCTTGCCAAGCTGCGCACCCGCCATAAACACCACCTTCTGCACAGGTGAGTTGGCGGACATGCAATCCATGATTTCGCGCAGGTAAGGCGTTCGATCAGTGCGCCACGGTCCCGGCTCCGCTGATGCCTTGTTGCTCAGCATTCGATACTGATCCGCCCATTGGCTCACCGTCAGATCAGGGTCAGGCTTCAGACCCTCCTTGAACGCAGCCCTGTAGATCAGAGCACCATCACGCATCGGTCAACGTCTCCAATGCCTTGCGGATCTCTTCGGTCAATGCCTGATGAATAACGACCGGATCCGATTCCGCAGCCAACTGGTTGCTGACCCGATCAGGAATATTACCCAGAGCATCACGTACAGCCCTAGCGCTAGTGAAAGCCTCGCGCTGCACTCGAGAAACCTCAACAAGCTGATCTTCTTTGACCTCGAGGTCCAGTCGAGCCAATTCGGCACGGAAATGTTCAGACTTTGCACGACTCTCGTTAAAGCTCGGAATTTCAAGATCTTCTGATTTCCTGCGTGTGGGGCTGCTGGACGCAAGTGGATTGCCATCTCTGTACGCCGTGATCGCTGCTTCCTTGTCCCACTCGATCTTGTTGCGGTTGACCGTGAAGCACCCGTCAAAGCGCCCTTGGCTCTTCATCTGACTGATGCGAGCTTGCGTGATGCCCAGCTCCTCAGCCAGTTCCTTGGTGTTGCAGATCGACATAGCAGCAATTTAAGGCAAACAACGCCGTTTTAAGCAAAACAGTGCCATGCAGGCGATTTTGGGCATATAATGGTCAACTTTTTGATTTTCGGGTGTTTAAGGCGGTGGTAGCAGGGTATGCTGCGACACGCATACTTCTGACGCTAGCGATAGAAAGGGGTTCGAAATTACC